TTCAACGTTAACAAGTAATACACTATTTTATCAAATCTCAACATACAAGGAATTCTTTTTAACTAAAGCTCAACTTCCTGAATCTATTTATAACCTTGCCGCATTTTTAGGATATAGTCCAAAAGAAGCAACTCCCGCACAAGTAAGTGTTTTGTTTACAGTTCCATTTGGGTTTGATGATCCAATTACTATATTTGAAATTCCTGAAGGGTTCACTGTAACTGCCGAAGGTAATATTGTATTTACGTCTTATTACTCAACGACCATTACTGTTACAAATAACTCGCAAGTTCAAATCACTGTAAGGGAGGGGAACCGTACTTATAATCTTCCAGTGACGATTGAAGCTAGCAACTTTATTTTTGTATTACCGTTTAGACAATTTTCAACTTCACAACAAGAATTTGCAATATCTGAAGATTTACAACAATATCAATTTGTTTCTGTTGATGTACCTTTTTCTGGTCAAATTTCAGCACAAACAGTTCAGGCAAGACCATCGGGGTCAGCTTCGTATGAAACATATACAGAATACCCTAGTTTATTTTTGATGGATTCATCAACAAAAGGGTATGTTGCCAGAAGAACAGATTCGGGATTAAATCTTCAATTTGGAAATGGTCTTATTGGTTATCAACCACAAGCTGGTTCAACCATTCTTGTCAATCTTTCATTAACAAATGGGTCTGATGGTAATGTTATTTCTGGTTCAATTAAAAGCGGAGACAGAATATACAACACTACCGATGCAGGTATAACCGAGATTGTTCAGTACTCAATTACTAATGCTGCACCGGCAATCAGTGGAGAAGACGAAGAGTCTATCGAAGAAATTAGAAGTAATGCAATTATCAACATTTCTGCATTAGAAAGAATTATATCAGAAAACGATTTTGTTAATGCAAATGTTATTATTGATAACTCTCCGATTGGTCCTAACTCATTACCAGTATTGAAAAGATCAGATTTGAAGGTTAATGAGATAGCGTTGTATTCGACGATTTATTTTGGAAATGATCTTGTTCCAACAAGAGATGTATTTGAAACATTTAGTACATTGTATATCCCAAGACAAACCATCATTAATTTTGATGGAGTTGATTACTATACATTATTTGATATGACAATTGATCCACTAAATTCAAATGCAGAATATAGTTATATAATGTATGAGATTCAACAGATTCCTTCGTTGGTTACGAGTTATGGATCAGATTACGACTTATATACTGATCTACTAACAGTTACTAGATCAGGTGTAACTGCTACATATAAACTTGACTATAAAACAACAGAGATTGATTCTATCATTACATCTTGTGAAATGGAGATTTCTGCAACTGGTGCTACATATGATATGGTAAATGATGGAACAGCATTCGTTATATATTTCCCAAATAACCAAGCCATACCAAAAGGCGAACTAACTTATTTCTTTACTATAAACCATCCTACAAAAGGAAACATAGCACAATATTCAACACAATTTATTTTTAGACAAGACTTGAGTGATTTTACAATGTCAAATGTTGTTTCTGACTCAACATCTTATATTGTATATGATATTCCTACAGTGGAAAAAGACTATTATGATAGCATTAATCAAAGAGATTTTGAACTTCAAGTAATGCAACAATTACTTACAACTCTAACATTTAAAGATTATAGAATGTTAACTGACTTTATTAATTTTAAATTTTCAAATACAACAGGCATCCTTCGTAATATGCAATTAAATGATGTAGATATGCTTCCCGTTACCTCAATAAGATGTGGAGCCCCAGCATTTCCAGTTGTTGGAGGTCGTTATATTGTAGGTCAGGGAAGTACTGGAGATTGGGAAGATCACGATGATGATGTTGCAACATATGTTAGTGACGGTACTTCTTTTATCTGGTATTTTACTGAACCAAAATCACAGCAAATGGTCTATGTAACAAATGAAGATTATAAGTATATTTATTCTGACTTGGGATGGGTAAAACCAGAGTACATGATTCCAATTCAAATTTCTATTGATGTATTTAGGGAAAGTACATATACTGGATCCCTCGGTGCACTCACACAAGAAATTAGGGAAACTTTAGTGACTAATTTTTCAGAGAGATTTGGAATCAATGCAGAAATATATAGATCGGAAATTATAGATGTGGTACAAGGTATTGATGGAGTTGATCATTGTAGCTTGCTCACTCCTGAATCTAGTATCTTTTTTAATTTTGACATTAACTATTTTACACAAACAGATCTTCTAGAATATGCACCAGAGTATGTATATTTTACAGAAGACGATATAACAATTAGGATATTCTAATATGAAAATATTGATTAGCAAAGTAGATCCAAATATACCTCAATTAAAAAGATTTATTACAACAAGTGCTGCAAGAGAACTGTCCGCACTTTCAGCTCCATGTTATTATCCGAAAACAAAAAAATTCTACTCCGAACTATTGTATTTATTAAAAGTTACCGATAAAGATATAAAAGAATTTGTAAAAAGAACATATAAAGGAACAAAAGCAGAGAAGTTCAAATTGCCTAATGATGCTGGTACAAACATTTTACTTTTTGTTATGCATTATTTTCTAATAAAAAGAGATCAATCTGCATTTTCAGCAACCATGGTTTATTTTATGATTATTCAATATGCAAGATTGATGTATAAGCAAATAAAATATTGTCATGAAGATACTTTTAAATATACTCTTGATACATTGACAAGAACTCATTTATTTTTCAGAGAAAAATCAATTCCAAATAGTCTATATTATCTAGCAAATCAAATGCAACCCAATTATACAAAAGATATTAAAGATTGGAATGTAGATAGAATTATTGCATTTTTAAGTGCTGCAAGAACAAGAATTTCTCAAAGTGTTAAAAGTTTTGCGGAAAGATATTATAGTAATAAAAAGTCTGGAGCAATGATTAAAACTCAGGGTGAGATAAGTGATGACGAATCTAATAATTATCAGTATCAAGTTCTTGAGAAAGGTCAAAAAATAGTCGATGATATTACCAAGAAAATTACTTCATATAAAGTAATTGATATGAAAGCATTTGAAGAGGCAAAACAAATAAGCAAGATTAAAACCTCAATTGCAACTTTAATTGCTAACGGTGTAACCAACGAAAAACATTTCAATAATATTAAGATGTCATTACAATTATTTATTAAGGAAGCAAAAAGCGTTGATATGGTATGTGGGAATGAGTTTTATACTTATGTTAAACGTATGATGGCAATCAAAAGAACAATTGCTCAATTATATTTCAAAGCTCAAATAAACATACTTCTCATAGAGATTTTAAAAGAAGTTGGTTTTCTTAAAACGTATGAGAAGTACACGTCACAAACTCAATTCATTATAAGCTCTTTCTTAGCATTCTATTTAACAATAATGTTAAGAAGAAGTATTTGTAATACTTAAAATCCAAAAGTACCTCTAAGCCCTTCGGGTAGTCTGCTAAGCAAACTTTGCTCTGTTGCTTTCGCTGTAGCAGATACTCTATCAGGCGGATTATTTTTTTGCTCATCTGTTAACTCATCTTGTACAGGAGCTTGATTTTTTGTAATTGCAATCTCTTCAACAGCACGTCTTCTTCTTGTAGTTGCTTGTTGCTGTGCAAATGTATTTTCTTCTCCCGGCGTTGTCATAAAATTTTCAACACCAGATTTAAACGTATCAGTGTTGTTTCCACTGGTATTAATTGATGAAGAAAGATATGTTCTTAGAGTAGGTCTTTTCTTAGCTGATGAATTATTTGAGGTTGCCAACATACTACTGAATAAGCTTCCGAAGTCAATTCTAACATCCACAATACCCAATCTTTGGTTATATGCAATTTGTTGTTGATCGCCACCTTTAATAACAGTAATGTTTGATATAAATGCTGGATCTAGATTATATATACCAGGGGAAACAATCTTATGAATAAATGGCCAACTGTATGTAATTCCATCATCAGAAATTGGAATTCCTAATAACATAATTGCAGCAATTGGTGCAGCAATATATTTTCTTGTGGATGCCTCACTTGATGGATTTGGATTATAGAGTCTTACTGTTAGAGTATATGATGGTTGAAAACCACTTCCTTTCCAAACCATAGGAAAATCGAGTCTTGATCCAGCCATTAATGAAGAAACAACATCTATACCACCAGTCATAGAACTAGGTAAAAGGTTTCTCATCATTTTTCCTGCAAAATTGCCGCCTTTGTGCAGGTAGTCACCGATCTGTTCGCCCCACTTGCCCATCCCTTTTATACTACCAGTTGCCGAATCAAACAATTCTCCCATATTTCTCCCACCCCTAATCTGTGCTAACGATGAAGCAGCATCAGAACCAACATTCGTTAAGCTTTGTAGAAAGTTTTCTCCATATTCATTTGAAAAAGAATCGCTTGGAAAACTATCTGCTTGATATGCAAGAATTAGACACCCCTCTTTACTTGTACTTGTATTTGCAGATCCTGGTTGTGCTAAATCAAAATCATGAGAGTTGAGTAGACTTAAATATGACATATTTTTCTTGGAGATGCTGTCGTTATCAAATGTATAAGCAGGACTTCTTTTAAATAGATTTAGACCTTTTGTAAACGAAGGAATTCCAGGATATATTTTTACAATTGGCATGGAGTTTTCCATGACTGTTTGTGATCTCCCTTGCATTGCTTCATCAATGAGATTGCCAGGAGGCAATCCTATTATATAATCAATTGTAGTTAATTGTGATTTTATTTCAGAGTCATGTAGTTTTGCCATTTTTAATAATCTCCATCAACGTCGCCAGTTATTAAACCTCTGAGGTAGTCGCCATTCATAGTGCTTGCCCATTGACTAGAAGCACTATCCACCATAGTTGTTGTTTGATTTTGCATGTTGTTTGTTAGTATTGTTGTTTGTTGTATTACATTTGCGGCGCCTTCTTTTGCACGAGCTTTTCCACTGTCAATTAATTTTTTAGTTGAATCTTCAAATGCGCTTCTTGTTGCCTCGGTTTGTGCTAAAGTTTTGAGTATTTCTTGTTTTGCTAACTCACCTTTATTTCCATATTGTTTCTGTAGTCTGTCAACCATACCTAAATCTCTATCTAAAACGTATGGATCATATTCGCCAGCTATACCCGCACCTGCTTGGTATTTTTTGTAGCTCTCTCGAAGCGATTCTCTAGTCACTGGAGGAAATCTTTTTGGATGTGTTTTAAGCCATTTCATGAATGCCTTTTCTCTATTTCTGCCATAGCTTGTTGCATCTCTTCCCGTCCACTTTGCACCATAGCCACCCTCTCTAATCCATTGTTCTCTAGCCTTTAGGAGTGACTTAGGATCATACAATAGATAATCTTGTATGTTCTCTTGTATATATGCTTGTTGGGCCGCGTTAACTTCAGCAATGTTTGTTGTACCAAAGACAGATTCAACATCTCTGTTACGGTATGCTCCCAGTCGCTGCATGTGAGTTTGGATACCAAGGCTTCTAGACCCTTCAAATCCTTTGGCACCTCCTTTTTTTGCTGCTTTAAGTTCTTCGAGTTGTTTTTTACTAACTACTCCCGTTAATTTATTAGTTCGTTCGTCCCACTCATCCAGTTTGGCTTTAAACTTTTCTGATATACCAAGCCAGTTATCAATCTTTTTACCTATTTTCCAACCGAGATAAAACGCAAGGGCGGCAGACATAGCACCGGCCATAACTCTCAAAAATGCAGGATTTGTAAATACTTTTGTTATAACTCCACCAAGTAATGTACCAACATTTCTAATTTTAAATAAAAGCGACTTGAAAATTCCACCTTTTCCAAGGAATGCTCCTTTAATAATCCCCATCAATCCTGAACTTAAATGCTTGAAGATTCCCCCTATTCCACCACGAGTAAAACCAAACAGCATCGGAAGAATAAACATCAGAGCAGTTGATAGCAACCCCCCAATTTTTTTAAAACTCTTACCCAGAAATCCAAATGTACCTTTTCCTTTAGCTCTCCGAGAAGCTCTAACAAGCCGTTTTGCTTCTTTCTGGGCTACCTTTCTTCTTTTAGCTCGTACTTTTTCAAGTTTGTCCTGAACAGATTTTTGCTTTTTTTCAAGTTTAGCTATTCTCTGTGCTTCTTTCTTTTTCTCTTTCTTTGTAAATTCTTTTTGAACTTCCCACAACTTCGCATCTTTCTCCTCTTTCATTTCCTCTGGTATTGAACCTTTGATCCATACAGGCATTGCATCATGCTGCATTGCAAATTTTGCCATTTGTTTTGGCATATATTTCTCGTACTCAATTTGAGCCATCGAACCTTCAACCGCTTGTGCAGATCCATATATTCGTTCAAGGCGTCCTTTGCCCAATGTCAGTCCAGCAAATTTTGTAACCTCACGAGCAAGTTTCCTTTTTGAAATTCTGGACGCAAATCCTCTTATCTTTTCGTCTCGTTCTTTTCTTCCACCTCTTGCAGGATATGAAGCAAGTCTTCCACCCAAACTTATAGTACTAGCAATAATGGCGTTCATAGCTCCACGCATCTTGCCGAAGATAGACCAAGCACCTTGTCTAATACCTTCTAATGGTTTATATTTCGTACCAGTTATAGCTGTTGATAAATCTCTTGTTGCTTCAGCTGTTGCTCTGGTGTACATTGCGATTCCATCAAGACGATACATTGTACCCGTATAAAGGATTCCAAGGTTTTCGTTCATCGCAGTAAACGGTTGTTTGCTTTTGGATAAATGTCCTTTATAACCACCACGTGCCCTGAAGAAAGCCAATATTGGTTTAAATGGCAGTCCAAATACTGCGCGGAAAGATTTTTGAAGATACATCAATGTTCGGAATACTGGATGTTCAATCAACATTTTTTGCCATACTTGTTCCCAAGTACCAATTTGTGCACCAATAGCAGACTGAATTGCAAGTAAAGCTCTAAGTGTTCTTCTTTCTGATGGTTCTTCATATTGAGTTTGAACTTCTTCTAATGCTTTGAAAAATCCTTTAAATATTCCGGTTTTTTGCTCCGCATGAAGGTCACCAATATATGTATCCATTTTGGCAAGAGCACCAGTTTGCCATCTGATCGAGTGAGCCGTCATAGCTTTTTGAACGGATATTTGCTTATCCATTCGTTCCAAAAGTTTATCTATAGGCATTACTACTTCTGCAGCATGAACTTGTGCCAAACCTCCCTTACCAACAACACCACCTTTGGCCATTTTGGGTATTTTGTCTTTTGTCTTTTTGGTCATTACAAGACCTTTACCCACTTTCTTGGACTCTTTTACCCCTTTTTCTTTACCAGTAAAGAATGATTTTAATGTACCACCAACACCACTTAATGAATTACTAATATTGGTTTTCATTCTAGCAGTGGCAGCTTTAAATACATCTGTTTCTACAAATCTAGATGCATAATATCCAAAAATTGGTGATGTTTTAGCTAACGCCATCGCAACCATTTTTTGAGGATCATATTTAACATCATCCTGAGCTGCTTTTATGGTTTGGCTTAGAGCATCTTTTGAACCCTTTGCTAAATTCCATGCAATACCGGATAATCCTTTACTGACATCTGTAATTGTCATGCTGAGTTTTCTAAGGACCTGATTCATTGATGTTTGAATAGAAGCAATAGAACCGTCATTTGAGATACTTCTATCAATTTCACTCATTTTTTGGTCAATTTGTTTTTGCATATTTGAGATCGCATGATTCACATTACTTATCTCAGATATACGTTGGTCCTTATTATCTGCTGGAGCTGTAATGCTTCCAGGAGTTCTTGATGGATCGTCGGCCATTTAATATTCCTCTTAAGCTATTATTTTAAATAATTTGGTTACTACTGGATCGTGCGGAGACATCTCAGCGAAAACACATGCCACTTCAGATAACGAAATTAGTTCTTGCATTGGTGTTGTGTACTGATTTTTGCTTCCAAATGCATTATAATATGCATAATTTAGTGCTGAAAATAACATTTGGTATTTATTTATATTTTTTAGAAGAGATGACATATGCACAATCATCAATTTTAAAGCAACAATCATATCTGTCAATCTTTGTGTAAAATCTTGTTCTGTTAAAGTTGTTTCATTACCAAATAACCCTAAAACTAATCTATAATAATTCCCTAGTTCTTTATTTGCATAATCCGGCCCCTGTTTTTCAAGGTTTGCGATATATTTCATCAATTCACTAATTTTCTTTTTATCGGGATAGTTTACTTTAAAGTAATAATCAATAAATTCTGTATAATATGAGTGTAAATATTTAAAAAATGTGCTAGAAAACTTTGAAAAATTTCTTCCTGCTATCAAATGCATACATTCGTGCATTGTTGTGGAAACAAGTTCATTATTTGCTGCAGTCCCAATAATTGAAACCGAGTTTTCGATTAAAACTATAACCTTTTTATCTTTAATATGATAAAATCCAAGAATATACTTTTCTGGTCCTGCTGTAAGTTTTGACTTGATAAAAGAAAACAAGTTTTTGGATTTATAACAGGGCATTACAAGTTGTTTTTTCACAAGGGTCTCAATTTGACCCGCTATTTTATTTCCCTTTGAAGATTTAACAAATGCTTCAATGAATTTTTCTTTTAAAGAGTCAGATGAGTAAAATTTTGTACCATCAATTACCGTTTCAAGAGAAAGCGATATTGGTGCAGCCATTAGTTCCTGAATTTTTTTCATTTATAATTACTCCGACAAATTATTTTTGCTAAATTTCCTGTTGAGCATTCATCTTTATGACCATATTTATAATGACATTCTTTGCAAACAGACCAACCATAATCAGGGTCAAGTGCAAAAAATGGTTCTGTTTTTTGTGGTCTTTCATGATGAACATGTTCTGCTGGGTTCCCGCAGTATTGACATTTATAATTATCTCGTTTAAGAACGAACTCTCTGAATTGTTGATTCTCTTGTTGTGTATATATGCTTTTATTCTCTTTATAGGGGTCCGATTGTAAATTAAATAAGGGACATTCTTTTTTACATTTATTTGAGCAATAAAAATAACATCCGCCTTGACCATCTTTTGATTCTATTTGTCTTATTCTTTCATATAATTGTGTTCTAGTAGGGGTAAACCATCTATCTTTTTTTGACTTTTTACAGTTGTGATTTTTACAATGAACTTGAATTTCTTTTTCTTCTAGGTTATCTGGATTATATCTCATTTTTTCAATTTTATAAAAAAGAGGATATCTATAATTTATTTGTTTAATTTTTAGTTTGTGTATTAAACTAAATTTCTTTTTTGTTAGTTCTGTATGTTTTTTGCCATAATGCGGATTCAACTCACCAGTATTAATGATTCTGAGATGCTCTTTAAAGTCGTTTGTCTTTTTCTTTCCTTTAAGAGATTTGGATATATTATTTCTTCTTTCTTCGGAAAAAGTTTTTCCTGTATTACTTATTTTTTGTTTTCTATTAATAAATAAGCATCCACTTATATTTTTACTACAACACCACTTACCATTTTTAAATTGATGTTTTGCCTCTCTTCCACATCCATAATTACATATTCTCATAAATAATTATCCCTTAAAAAATCTTAGTGTGTCAACGAATCCTGTCGTTTCATTGTAATTTTCTTTAACGTGTCTCATTATATCTTTATTTGTAAATGAAATATTTGGACTATCGTCATTCATGTTCATAATATCTCTCATTTCGCTAGATAGATCGCCAAATCTAGTTGAGTCAATCATCATAGGTGGATCATATTTTCTAACGTACATACAAACAGCAGCCGATAGAGCAATGTCGTCGTGACATCCAGTATCTGCTTCAACTTTGCCGGAAGTTTTTGATACCAATCCGGTTAATTCTAGAGCTAGACGTTGTGACTTAACAGATTCCGGATATTGAGTCATATATGAGTATAAAGCATCAATAATCAACGGTCTTGTTTTTGCATTAGTTGATAATCCAGGAACAGTTGTATTAATTCCACGTTTTTCTTTGTAAAGCATATATGAGTACTCACTTGCATTTAAATGCTCAACAACTTGGTTTCCATATGAGTTAGATTCTACAACAATCGTTCCTGGATATTCTGTTGCAGCAACTTTGACAACTTTGACAAAATCAAGTACTTTGCATTTGCCCTGAAATTCCCAAACTTGTTCTAATGTTTCATAATCCCATACTGTAATTGCTGATTTATCATTACCATGCTCTGGAGCTGTATCGACTCCCATAATATAGTGTTTTTTAGGTACTGCATTTTGAAATTTCCAAACTTCACCGTTAAATATTTTAATTTTATCAATTGGTTCAACACAAGCATTTTGCATTGCTTCAACTGTGTTGGCTTCAAAGAACGATCCTTCTGTTGGTAGGAATTTTAGTTCTAATTCCTGTGCAATTCGTTTTGAGTCATAATCAAATAATGCACACTGAGTATTATACCAACTAGGATCATTTGCTAACTCTGGAATCATCTTCCAGTGAATTACAAACGGTGTAAAGATATCATCATGTGAAATACAGTTCATATATCGTTCAAAGTACCATTGACCAATACCAACTGTTTTATTTGGAGTCGAAAGAACAATTGTTCCATACGGTATTCCAGCTTTTCTGGCTTGCATTTGGTTTGTTGATAAAGCAGGAACCATTGAAGTCCAAGCTGTACTAATATAATTAACAAATGCTGCTTCGTCGATAACCAAAAAAGTAATAGCTTTACCACGAAGAGTTTTATCAGGAGCATTTGGGTTTACAGGTGATGCATAAGCCTTTGAACCGTTTGTTAAAATAAATGAACGCTCAGTTCTCTTTGCAAATCCACGACCCAGAAGCCCTCCAGGTGGTTTCATCCAGTCAGGAAGTTTTTCAACCATACCACGAATAACTCGGGCAAAGTCAGTAGCTTCAGCACCATCTTTTGATATAATTCCTATAACAACATTGTCATAGAATGTTGTTAACCATGCTGCATACGCTTGAACTACAGTTGAAATCCCGATCTGACGGCTCTTTAGTACTAATACATATTTTTTAAGGGTAATAAGGTCAATTAGCTCTGTTTGTTTTGCATAAGGACGAAATAATACATCCTTACCGGGAAGCTCTAAATAAACGTAATTGTTACAAAAATAATTGAAACTTGCACGACATTTTAAAAACTCAGCAACATATTGATTAGCTATGTTTTTTAATTGTAATGGTTTTCTTTGTTTTGCCATACTATTCCCCTTATTATTTTGTTCTAACTTTAAGTTAGTGTCCTATTAGTTCGCATTAGATGTAACATAGCTATTGATCCCCATTCTTTTTGTCTTATAAAGTTAAGCTGGCTAGCTCTAAGGATATACATACCATTGAAATCTTTAGTTAGATCAATTTGTGTATCAAGTTTTATAGCTTCACCAACCTCCATTAGATTAAGAAGTCTCATGCTATTTTCAATTTCAACTGATATCTCAGTTATTGCGGATACACGCCTTGCATATTTTGCTCTGATAAAAGACTCACTTAGTTCATAACCGGTATGATCTTTATGAATTGATACACGACTCGATATTGGCATTGCTGCTTGGTCAAAGAACATTTTATTTCCTTTTGAGATTAATCCATATTCTTTTGAAAGAGCTTCAAGATTTGTATCAATTGTATAAAATAGTCTATCTTTTGGTTTAACAATATGCTTTATATTTGGAGCCATAAAAGCAAAAGCTGAATTTCCTTTATATGAAGTTGTAATATTCTTTCTGGTATAGAAATTTTTTCCGTCTGTACATTTTTCAATTATTTTAGTATTATCTGCTCCAAGAGGAAGTTGATAAATTACAAATTTGTTTGACGAGTTCATTTTTGCTGTCAAGTTTTTTACATACACTTTATTATCATGACTACAAAATATTGCAACCATCCCATCATAGATACCAAAAGTTCTATTTAAATACTTTAGATTTTTGTAAAGAGTACTTGAAGGAATTAGAATTTGGTCGATTTTTTCTTTATTAGCTCCCTGTGTATCAACTTTTGAAGTTGCTTGAGTTTTTGATATTAGATCATTTATAATAGATTCTATAGTCATATTATGATAAACATAGTTAACAATCCAGTTCATCGTGATAAATGCTTTTCTTGAAACACATACTACTGTGATAAGTTGTCGATCTTTTTGAATGTTTTGAGGGCTTGGGACTGATGCCTGCAATGGCATATCGGATGATAAGTACATTAGTTCAAATTCTATTTGCTCCATTATAACCGCAGGAGAGGTACCGTACAACTTACTTGTTAGTTTTAAAGGTGTTTGCCCATATATCTTTTCTAAAATAATATCATTTGGATCAGCAAAAAATTTAAGAATAAATGACTGATATGGTACATCAATTGATGTTATAATAGATACAGAATATAGGTCAGGAGTCAAATCAAGTTTTCCTATTTTTAGTTCAAATTCATATGTTTTGCTTGGACTCCAATGACTACTTGTATTTTCTGCCATCCTACCATCCCCTTTCAAGTAATTTTTATTTTGTTCCAAAAAAAACTAAACGAAAAAAAATGGGGAAAGTTTCCTCCCCATTTTCGGTTTGTGGCATTATGATTGTTGAAGTCTATCTAAGACATCATACATTCTTGTTGGGATAACAAGAACACTCTCTGCCGCATTTTCAAGAAGGCGCTTGCTGTTCAAGTTTGGCTCCAGACTACTGTATCTAGCAATCGCTAAAAACACCTGCCATGCCGATGGTAACGGGGGAGTTGCACCTTCTTGTATTGGAGGATTTAATTCATCCAAAATTGCTGCTACTCTCTCTTTACGTTTTTTACCAATTCCTTCGATTATATCAAGTACAGATAACATCTCATCTTCTGATAATGTACTGTTAAAACTTGATGTAATCATATCAGTAATGTCTTGTGTAAATACTTGCATATAAGAACCAACTGCGGCTGATAATTGAGTGGTTGAGCTTTCGATGTGAACCTGTCTCATTTCGCCCAAGGAGAAGCCGAATATGGTGCGTCCGATTTGACGCCCTATGTTATCAATAGCTATACCAAAACCAAGTGTTGCCGCTCTCGTACCGTTGTAGCTATTGTTTACAATCATAACCGGAAGTATATCTCCAGCTTGTGCAATACTTTGGCTACTTTGTAAAACAATTTCATTTCTCATTCGGCAAAAGGAATTCCAGAGGATTGTGTTTTCCTCAAGGATTGGCATGCCAACGCTTTGTATAGCATCTCTGATTCTCTGATTGACAATATCGTTTCCAATGAATTTATACATGTCGGAAACATATCCTGCATATACGAAGTCTTCTTGCGAAGCGCCCCTTGCATAGATTCCAATTAAAGAGCTTGTCATTTCATCTGTTGGATGTACCCACGAGTCGGATTGCTCAATGGGGTTTATAGGATTTAATTCACGATACACAACTGTACCATATCTATCGGTGTAGCTGTACAAACCTTTGAAAGAGCTTCTTATGTCTAGGCCCATTGCCTCTGCTCTCTCGCTAAAGGGTGTTCTCATTTAATTCTCCTTTCGGAATAACGTCATTTCCAGATACAATGAGTTTCAAGCTTTCAATGATTTTCATTTTCATTGTTTCCTGAAACATTTCCATTGATCCGTCGAAAACAGCATGGGTTATCATATTTGCGATAATGTTCAATGCACCATCCATGGTTGCATGTCCAAGCTCCCCACATTTGTTTTTCATTATGAAAAATTGATTGTCTTTATCAAGAGATATTATCATTTGAGCCTTGTATATTTTCTCATGGGACATTAGACCATTTCCAATCCTTATGTTTTTATTCCCCCCAATGTCGCAAACTCCCGATACTTTTGAATATGTAACTTCCATTTATGCCCCTTTCAATTCATAATATAATCTTGAAACCAATAAGTTTCTATCTTCATTTGTGTCTTCATATGGTGCATCAAGCATATCTAATATTTCAGGCATCATTTTTTTTCTCACTACTTTTGATTTTAAAGGTAATTCAAATGGAGATATGATTTTGAATGGTTTTGCAGTCCAATAATGTCTTATATGGCCAATCTTTGGACCAGTTAATAACATAGAAATAACTCCATAGTCTGTAAATGTCATGTATTTGAATTTTATCTTTCTGTATCTGCCGATAATGATGCCAATTTGATTTCGTGTATATTTTGCAACTGCTGGATTTCTTTTGTAATATTTTGTTTGATCTTTTTTAGTGAGAAACCATCCACGCCAATCATAATATTCCCGATGAAAAAACCCATCATTGAATTTTATTATATCACCTTTTCTGTAAGCCATTGCTGGGTTATCATCAAGATATTCTTTAACAAATCTAGTTGGGCTGTTGTTGGTATTGTGATTTCTTCCGCCAGGATATGGATGATATATATGAGCTATATAAGATCCACTAAAAGATTGTTTTACCCAAGGTAATATATCCTGCATTTTAAATCCTTTCGATGAAAGATCTTAAGTATATATCCCTCCCATCAAATTTGAAAGCTGGATGTTGAAGTTCAACTTTGAATCGGTTTTCAAGTTCCCAAAAATATTTCATTCTTTCTTGAGTCCATATTGATGCATGTGGGCAAGATGGTTCATTCAGAAGTTCAGTTGTAAGAAGAATATTTTTTGCTGCAAAATCAGAACAATTTGGATCATCACTCAATATCATTTCAGCAAGTTGTGTGTAATTTGGAACAATGACATCAACCTGACCACCTTTTTGTAATATTGTTGAAACAAGATAAATGAAATATTCAACTTGAGTAAATGTTAGATGCTCAAGGAAACGATAGATTACAACTCGATCAAATATAACGTGTGTTCTTTCCATAAACTCAATTATATCCATGTTTAAATATCGATGTTGTGTTACTCTATCACCATCAGTTACCCACTGTTTCATATGGCACTCAACTGTATCTGCTAATGTATCTGTGAAATATGATGTATCTACATTCACCACAAATTTTGACATCATTAAAGTTTCTTGACTCGACATTGGAAGCGGCTCAAACTTTCCTGCCGCAATATTTAATATTAACATTTTTTCACCTCACATTTTCGTAAACAATTGATTTTGTAAACGGCTCGATGTAAAATTTGAAATATCTTTCTCTATCAACATCATCCGTATCCATTATTTTCAAGGTCGATTGGGATACTTCAAGCTCACCATATCCTAATAAGAAAATGTTGAACTTTCCATTTTTAACTGGTATCCCAAACAACGCGGGATTTTCAGATTCAAAAAACTCATCTCTCAGTTTTTGTAATCTTGTAAATAAAGAGTTTTTATTAACATCAAGCATTAAGCAAAGTTTTCTATAGATTTCATCCATTGCTTTGTAACGAAATGCAACACCTTTGATTGTTACTTTGTTGTTACTGTCCAATGCAATATAGGATTTCCTATCAATTGAAGAAACGAATGTTCTTAATACTTGTCTTTGTTCCAATGGAATGTGACCAATATTTGTTACATGTAAAGGTCTTGTTAAAATCAAACCATCGTATTGACGTATTACGATTTCATCATCCTGAATGTTATTTATATTAATATAGTCATTGATAATCGACTTGGTGGTACCTCTTAGTAGAGATGTGATTCTTGGATTTTCTTTCATCATTTGTCCGATCATTATATTTCTTCCAATCTTATCTTCCGGATCAACATGTGAAAGATCATACCCCTTGTTTTTTAAAATGGTATAATGGCAGGCTTCGATATCATAAATCAAAACATCTCTCATAACTAATGGTAAATTTGGGTTTAGTTGCATTGGGGTATGGGGTCAGGATTTTACTCCCGACCCCAACTCCTTAGTCCAACGTGTTGATAATGACGTTATCAATCTGGAGATGATGATTGATGTCTTCGATTGTCGCCTGCCGTTCAAGCAACCAGTTAATTGCATCCTGATTGGACTCCAACCCTTCTGCCTTTGAACTTTGTTTATATCGTAACTGTAGTGCTTCACTATCCAATGCCTCGCTTAGTTTATGGCGAATGTCAGCCGGGTCTCTTGTCACGATTTCAATATTCGTGTCTTTCTTTTTCGCTCGGACAATGGCGTATGGGATCAAAGTATCGTCAACATCATTACAGAAAACTGAGATCAGTCCTGTACGAACTCCGTAGCTTTTTACAAATATACCATTTCCAAGATCGTAAATAATCCTGAACCCATTATTGTAGATCTGCATATCCATTGCAGGTCTATCAAGAACTGGGATAAGATGTGCGATATCAAATATAAAGATGCGTCTTTTTTCTGTTCCTTCTTCAGCTCCAATAGTCACAAGCAATTGTTCTGTTGGATCAACGCCTGTGATTGATACGGTTGGTTTTCTAATACTCGGAAAATTCTGGACATTCCCATCGAACCATGCTGCCAAATTTGTCATTTCAATGACATTTGGATCTGTAGTAGCTTCTTGACTCTCTGCTGCTGATATCTCGGGAATATCTAAATCAGCTTCAGAAAATATAACCACTTCTTCTGGTACTCCGTCTTTAACCATTTGAGATAAGTTGTTACTCATTAAGTTTTGTACTCCTTTGAAAATTTATTTTTTCCACTTATTGCTTTCTTCTTCGAGATCTTTTCTCCATTCCATAGGGTTAATATCAGCAAATGTTTCTAACGCGGCTCCAGCTAATACAAAGACTTTAACCAACTCTTCATATGCCCTAACAGGCGCTGATCCCTCTTTCATTTCGTCTGAGTTGAATAACCACGAAGGAAGTTCGGCGTCCCATTTTCCACAATATCCCTTTTTCGCTTTTGACAAGTATTCTTCGATAAATAAAAGAAAACTTGCAAAATTGAGAGATTTTAAATCAGAGTATTCGCCAAAGCAACACCGCTGATATTCTCTCTCTTTTTGATACACTTCAAATAATTCTCTAATATTCATACACTTCTCCTTTAATCACAAGTACCTTCTTCCGTTGAAGCCTCCCGGTACTCCTTTCCAGTTAACTGCAATCGCTTCATGCGTGTGAATTGATTCTTCATGAATACATTTTACAATCCAATCTCTAATAGGCAGTTGGTTCAATGATTGTGAGATTATACGAATAGCATCTTCAACAAACATTGGATTTTCTGCTGCGACTCTTGCAATTTCCTGCTCATCAATTCTCTTAATGACTGGATACGGGAGAGTTTTAATTTTAGATTCGACTGCTTCAATAATATCCTCTAACCATATGTAATTATTTGGATCACACTCAATTAATATGTAAGCAAACGATCTTTGGTTATGTGGATAACCTTTACTTTGATTATCAGATAAATGTCCACATAGTTCTGCTGAGCATGGACAATATGATGCATATTGAATTGTTACCCCTTGAAAGAATCTGAATATATCTCCATCTTTTTCTTGATATAACTGTCCTTCAAATTTACATTTATAATATAAGGGAAACCAATTATCTGATAAAATAGATTTTCGTATCAATGGCATTCTAAAATCAAACTTCATAAAACTTGCAGAACTTTCAACATTGGTTCTTACATCGTCGAGTATTTGTCTTATCAATACATGTTTCAATGGTAAGTCAAGATATCGTTTTAATGTCAACCCCAATCTAGACATTGAAATGCCTTTTGTTTTTTCATCAAGATTTGTTCTCATTGAAACATTTGCATTAAGTTGGTAAAATCCTCCGTTTTTAAATTCTAGTTTAAAAGGAAGTTCAATATTCTCTACTCCAACTTGCATAATTGGTATTTCAATATTTGGAGCTGAACATTGAACATCGGGTAAACATTGTTTATCTGTCATTAACAGATCCCTCCCATTTTATTATCATAGAAATGTTCATCCACTTTATCCATCCATTGTTCCCACAATCTATATAGCTTTGTACCAACATGTGGGGATATTTCATGTTCTCTATCATTTTCACAATGTGGTATAAGTGTTGCCCCATCTAAAAAATTATTATCATAAAGTGATAAACCACCGTTTTTATTGATAATGAATGTGGTGGAAGGTCTTTCATATGTAAACAAGACCTCTCCACCACATATAGGACAATATTTCTTTGTTAGATTCATATAACTAACCCCACTAGATCAAATATTAATTTATCATGCCCGACTCTCTTTAGATCGATAGTCATTCGACGCCACCCTTCCTCAAAGCCTCGTTTTAAATATACTTCATCATTATCAGTATAAAGACCATCGTTCCATTGAAGTTCAAGCATTTCGCTTATTGTTAAATCTCTCTTTTTTATGGCCATTTATCAACTATCCCTTTTGGGTCAAAGTAAAATAATTGCGGTTCTTCTTTTGCATCTTCGTGATTAATTTGACTCTCAAAGTCGCCCATTACCGATCTCATGTACTGTTCTGGCATCTCAGAATTTTTAAATCTACTAACAAGTTCTTGAAACTTAATATTTTCTGCCTCTTCTCTGATTCTTTTAGCATCTGGATATTCCTGAATATAATTATAATGTTTACCCCGGTACGTTGTTCCTGAATTAGATGTTGTGGCAAGTGAGTTATTGTAAAAGTCGTATTTATTATACCAATAGGTCATTACTGATCAATACCAATCACTGTCAAATAAGAATTTAATAACTTGACGGATTCGGGAGTTGAATCTAGATCTTTGGGTTGCTCTGATTTTTCATCAATGAATCCTCTAATATAAGCATTTTTTCGCTCAATACAATCAGACTTGGTTGTTAAGAACTCAAACAAGTTTATTGGTGCATCATGACCAATGAGA